TCGGTACCAAAAGAAAACCAGGTACTACAGCATTTTTTGAGTCTGCACCCTGACTCAGGCTCTACCTTTTCTGAAGTCAATAAAGAGAAGGACGCTCAGGAAGAGCTAGACCATATGGTTGTCGAGGCGGATGCTTTGGTGGCTGCGCGTAAGATGAGTGTGACGGAGATGGAAATGATTGCTCGGGTTCTCCTAGAGATTGACCCTAGTAAGCTGTCTTCTGCTGAGCTCAAGCGCGATATCTTAATCCTAGCTAAGCGATACCCTTCTGACTTCTTGGAAGCGCTAGAAGACCCCTCTTTGGACCTGTACGGCAAGGTGTCACTAATCCTAGAAAAGGGGCTGTTGGGTATGCGTAATAACGGACGCGACATCCACTTCAACTTGAAGACCAATAAGAAGCGTATGATGACGGTTCCTTTTGGTGAAGACCCGAAGTCTGCTATCGCCGCTTACTTACAGAGTGATGATGGTATCGAGGTATTGAAGATGCTTGACAAGCAGCTAGAGTGATTTTTTAAAAGACCTATCTTTGGTCTTTATTCATCCATAAACATTTTTTCAAATGGAAAAGTATCTAAGTATCCCCGTAACAAGTGCGGGCAATCAGCTCATCAGCTGTAACGGCATTATATCTATTGTAGGAACAGACGCTACCAGCGTAGTTATTACTTATAAATCAGGGACTACAATTGATTTAACAACTACTGGAGCTCAAAACGTTATGCGTAATCAAATTCAAGACGAAGTCGCTTTGGCTTTGGCAACTGGATGGACTAACGTATCTCGTCAGGTGTCGCCAATAAATGCTATCTCAGCCGTTGCTGTAGCTTAATGGTTATGGAAAAGTTTCTAATATTTCCCCTACCTGTTGTTACGGGGGTCGCTAGCGCTCCTACCGCGCTTTCTGACGGCACTGCTAGTGGCACAGCCGCTGGCTTTTTAGTTGATACAGCCGCAACGTTTACTACTGATGGAGTAGTAGCGGGTGATGTTGTTGTTAATATTACATCAGGGGGTGTTACTACGGTTCTCGCTACACCTACTGTGGATGGCGCTAATCTAGATATTGCTAGTGCAGTTGTAGACTTCTTTGAGACAGGCGATGCGTATCGAATTATGCTTGCTGCTGACGCAAATAAACTTGTTGGTTCAGGAACTACTTTTACAAGTGATGTTTCGCCAGGAGATGTGGTATTAAACGGCAATGAGCAAGAGGCTACTGTTGTTACTGTTGACTCTGACACTCAGCTTACTCTTAGCGCTCCTATTATTAGTACTGAACCTACTTCCCCTGATGCAGACACTTATTATATCTATAGTGAAAATGATAACGATGGAGATAGGTTGTTTAACATCAGCGGTATTGCAACCGTATCTCACATAAGCAGTACGTATTGCACAGTGAGTTATATGGACAGAAAAGCTGGTGGAGGTATAAATCAGCTTAGTATTTATCATACCACAGATACTATTGGTTTGCAGTTTCATCACGTTTTAAATGATGGTATTGTAAACGCATATGAGCGTCAGTGGAAAGACGTTGCTATACCTTTTAAGCTGCCTTCGGGAATGCGAATCACGAGTATATCGTAATTACATTGCGTTTTATTATTTTACAAAAGGGGTCACAAATTGTGGCCCCTTTTTTTGATTTATCTTTGTCAAAAGCGTCCCTATGATAAATTCGGTAAGGAATACAGTATTATCGATACTGAACAAGAATAATTTCGGGTATCTCTCTCCAGCAGATTTCAATCTATATGCCAAGCAGGCGCAGCTCGAGATATTCGACCAGTACTTCTACGACTATAACTACCAGATTAATAAGGAGAATATCCGCCAGTCAGGAACGGGCTATGCTGATATAGCAAGAAGCCTCGAGGAAGTTATCGATACATTCTCTACGGTATCTAATTTCACTACCAATACGTTTGCTCTTCCAGCCGATTATTACCTTCTTAACAGGCTTCTACCCACAGGAAGCAACTACGAGATGGAACAGGTATCAAACTCAAAGATTAATTTGCTCCTCTCTTCGTACCTGACCGCTCCATCGCTGAGTTTCCCTGCATATGTGCAGAACGGAAATAACGCTACGGCATATCCTAATACTATCACCTCGGGAACGATTCAGTATATCCGTTACCCGCTAGAACCCAACTGGACGTACTCAACACTTACGGCAGGCGAGCCTGTATTTGACCAAGGACAAGCAGACTACCAAGATTTTGAGTTGCCTGCTGATGACGAGCCTCGATTGGTAAATAAGATTTTGCAGTACTCAGGGGTGTCAATACGTGAGATGGATGTGGTAAATTATTCACTGGGACAAGAACAGCTAGACGACCAAGCAAGCAAGTAATATGGCATACCTAACTCAATACCAATACTACGAGAACGCTGGGGCTTCGCCTGAAGACGCGAACTGGGGTTCATATCAATACGTGAGCTTGCGCGATATCGTCAGCAACTACCAGCTTATGTACAGCGGTAATAACGAGCTGGTCAACGAGAAGTCTCGATATAAAATTCTGTTTCACGCTAAGCGGGCGATACAGGAGCTCAACTACGATGCGTTTAAAGAGATTAAGGTATTGCAACTTAACGTATCGGACGACCTGCGGTTTATCCTTCCTAGCGACTATGTCAACTGGGTTCGGTTATCTATGTTTAAGAACGGGGTGGTTTTTCCTTTGACGGAGAATATTCAAGTTACCAGCGCACAGGCTTACCTACAAGACTCCAACAACCGCATCCTCTTTGACGAAACTGGAGCGGCACTAAAGCCAGAGTTCTCACCTATCGATGAAGCTAGGCTTAATAGTACTCTAAAGTCTATGTACCTCAACGAAAACAGCCCATATGACGGATACGAAGGGTGGTGCATCGATGGGATGTGGTATTTTGATTTCCCTGTAGGAGGGGCGGCATTTGGCCTCAATACCGAGACCGCTAACGCCAATCCTACGTTTCGTATTGACCCGAAGTCTGGAGTCATTAACTTTAGTTCGGTGATGTCGGGTGAGAGCTGCATATTGGAATATGTCAGCGACGGTATGGAAGGTGGAGATGATTCTTTGATTACGGTAAACAAACTGTTTGAAGAATACGTATACGCGTATATATCTTATTCGCTTCTCAATTCACATATGGGAACACAGGAGTATGTAGTAAATCGGTCGAAGAAAAATAAATCTGCTTTACTGCGCAACGCAAAGATTCGTATCAGCAACATACACCCTGGGCGTCTTTTGATGAACTTGCGCGGACAAAATAAGTGGATTAAATAATGGGTAACGTAAAGAGACACTTTATCAAGGGGCGTATGAACAAGAGCGTCGACGAGCGCCTTGTCCCCAACGGAGAGTATATCAACGCATTGAATGTACGCCTCGGCTCTACAGAGGGCTCTGAGGTGGGTTCTGTAGAAAACTCAAAGGGGAATACTAAACTTACCACGTTACAGTACAAGGGCGTTGATTTAACTACCGCTCAATGCATTGGTTCATTTGAGGATGGTGTCAATGAGACTATCTATTGGTTTATACACGACGGGTCACATAGCACCCCAGTGGATATGATTGTTTCATACAACACCAATACCGACCTTTTAATATACCACGTAGTTAGCACTAGCGTACTTAACTTCAACCCTACGTTCCTTATCACTGGAGTTAATAAGGTTGAGGACCTACTGTTTTTTACCGACGACATCAACCCGCCTCGTAAGATTAACGTCACGAGAAGCTATCTCGAACCAACGGCAGGTCACGTTGACCAGATTACAGAGGATGACATATCGGTCATTAAGAAGCCACCCCGAAAAGCTCCTACGCTTCAGCTTATTGATGTGCCTGGCGAAGAAAACTACTTAGAGACTAACTTCGTTTCGTTTTCGTATCGATATAAGTACATTGACAATGAGTACAGTGCCTTGTCTCAGTTTACGGATGTGGCATTTGAGAGCAGCCCTTTCAGCATAGACCCCGACACCAACTTCAACGACGGGATGCTTAACCGCTACAATACAGCGGTAGTGGGTGTGAATACAGGTGGTGACGATGTCGTTGGTATCGACATATGCTTTAAGCTAGGCAATGACTCGGACGTTCGGGTGATGCAAAAGTATATCAAGGAAGAGGCTGGTTGGCCTGATGGCGTAGTACAAACGGTCAACTTTACCAATCAGCAGATATATACACTGTTGCCTTCGTCTGAGATATTGCGTTTATATGATAACGTACCTCTAGTTGCTCAAGCTCAAACATTTATGGGCAACCGCTTGATGTATGGTAACTATGAGGATGGTTACGATTTAACTACCGCTACTGGGGCTCGTATTGACACCAACTATACGGCCAGTTTAATTTCTCAAAACCTATCTACTTCTTTAAGTTTGGGTTCTCGAAATGACGGAGTTAACTACACAATAGATACCGCTAGTACTGTTACAGCAATTAACGCTGATGCTTTTATAAATTTTTCAAGTATAAATCAGCCATTGGTTGCTGGCGGAGTCTTTGGATTTGGATTTACTGTATCGCATAAAGGGTTTTCTGGGTCAGGACAATCAGGAGCATACCCCATAACCGTTCAGCATCCTACGTTTACAATATCATTTACTTTTAACCTACCTCAATCTTACAATAGCATATTTGAGATGGTTGAAAGCCCTGAGTTTAAAGCTCAGTTAGGCTCTAATTTAGGAGGGAGCTTTCAGCCTGTAGGAAACTGCTCTAACGGAAGTACTTTTACGGATATATACAACTGTTCTATCGTAGCCCCATCAGGATATACTCTGGTAAATACGGGTGTAACCGCTGGAGGTCAGGGCGTTTTTTTATCTAGCGACTCGATTGATGAAGATGAGTTTTCAGTTCAGATACTGGCCGCTCAGTACAACAATACTTCATCATCTAATAATCAGTATTTTGAGTACTTCGAGGTGAGTAACGTAACCTTCACGTATCAAAGTGAATCGAGCAATAAAAGCTTACATAGTAATAGAGACTACGAAGTTGGTATTGTCTATATGGACAAATACAAAAGAGCGACTACGACACTAACTTCTTCTCAAAACACCGTATTTGTTTCTTCTGTTAACAGTTCTAGAATTAACAGCATTCGGACTACTATACCGATTAATATGACGGCTCCTAGTTGGGCTGATACCTATAAGTTTGTATTAAAACAATCTCGAGGAGCGTATGATACCATATACTCAAATACGTATTACTACGACCCTAGCACCACGTCTTACTGGATTAGGCTGATTGGTCAGGACCAGGCGCTGGTAGATGCTGGTACCGAGCTTATTGTAAAGGTAGACGCTAACGGAGTTTTAAATGAAGAGACCAAGGTTACTGTACTAGACAAGGTTTCTCAACCTACAAACTTCCTGCACCTACTTCAATCAGGTTCAAATATATTGGAGGTTCCAGGTCTTTATATGAGGCTTAGGGCTCAAGACTTTACTATAGATACAACACTTACTAATAGATGTTACCCGACCATAACATCACAAGCGCCACTTTCGAGTGTGGGAAGTGTGAATTTAAACTCTACAACAACAGAGAATTATAGATTTGGACAGGCAATAGTTAATTACCCTTGCTTTACTACATCAGGTACTACATATAACAGAATCCCCGTTCCGCAGGGAGCTGTTGTAAGGATAAAGATAAAGTTTAGAAAAGATGACCTTGGTTTGTGTGGAGGAAGCAATGGAGCTCAATTTTGTAGAGTAACAAAAACTTTTACCGCTAGCCAGACATATACTGATATTAAAGCTTTCTGGGATGGTGAAGGTTTAGACGCAATCATTCAAAACTCTATGAATTGTGACGTAGAGTGCCAAAGTAGCGACGGGCAAAATAATAACCTTTATTACGATGAACTTAAAAGCACTACTGCTGGGTCTGACTCTTTAATGGTGAATACTCAAGTGGGTTTAAATCAAATGTTCTTTTATGAGATTTCTGGTGACCCATCAGCTAATCGCAGGCTTTATCTACGCTGTGTAAATGGAACTAGAACTGATGCCAACGCTTTTGATACTGCTAACTCTATTACTAAGGTTGAGATATGTATTCAAGACCCTGGAGGTCTGATTGTTTTTGAAACGGTACCCAATGAAATTGCAGACGGTGTATTCTTTGAGGGTAGCGAAAACTATGATATCGTAGGTGGATACCACCAAGGCAATGTCACCAACCAAGACGCCTCGACGGAGGGGGTAGTGGACTTAGACTTTTTTAATTGCTATGCGTTTGGAAACGGGGTGGAGAGCTATAAAATTGAGGACTCATCTATCGGGCAGTCATTTGCTTTAGGCGAGAGAACCATACTAGTCTCTGCTCAGGACTTCAAGAGAGCAGACCGCTTTGCTGACATCACTTACAGCGGCGTTTACAACGACGAGAGTAACGTAAATAAACTCAACGAGTTCAACCTTGGTCTCCTAAATTTTAAGACCTTAGAGGACGTATATGGTCCTGTCCAAAAGATGGTGGCTAGAGAGACGGATATCTTGGTTTTGCAAGAGGACCGTATTTCTTATGTACTTGCAAACAAAAATGCAGTTACAGATGCTCAGGGTGGAAATATCCTGACCGCAGCTCCTTTGATTTTAGGCCAGCAGGTCGCTCGAGTAGAGGAGTATGGTATCTCGGCTAACCCTGAGAGCTACGCTGAGTTTGGTATGGATAAGTACTTTACCGACTCTAAGCGTGGTGCTGTTATCCAGCTGCGCGGCTCTAGCTTTAGTAACGAGCAGCTATCTGTGGTTTCTCAATCGGGTATGCGTGGTTACTTTAGGGATTTATTTAACTCTAAGTTTAATACCCAAAAGCTTGGTGGTTACGACCCATATATGGATGAGTATGTGGTATCATCTAATGAGAATAAACTCCCTGTTGAAACGGCCTGCGTGAATTGCGATATTAGCCAGACCATTAACTTGGCGGCGGCGGGAGACACCTCTGAGTTCTGCGTTAATTTGGGTGGTGTAGTGGGCGATGTAGTGATTGAGTGGAACACCCCTGCACTGGGGCCAGGGGTAGGAATCACTACATTTAGTATAAACGCTAACTATAACGGAACTGATTATCCTAGTGGAAATATAACTACTGCGGGTACCTTAACTATCTCCAAAGACTCTGTCAATCCTAACACAGTAGCTATTGTTGTGACGGCTAACGGCGGTTCGGTAACCAACTTAAACTTTACCGTAAACTGTCCTGTAGGCAACGAACTTAAGATTGTACAGGTAGCGTTAAATTTAGATTGGCAAGCGACTCAAACCATACATAACGAGTTCCGATTTGTGGATGGCACAACTCAAAGCAACACCTATAACCAAGGCGTTATATTTGGCGCAGGCGCTACACCCGTGGTTTCTCAATACCAATTGCTTACAGGATTACAGGGGACTACAATATTTCCACCCAATGGCTCTACGGTATATGTACAAGTAAGAAAGCAGTCGGGCGACACATTTAATTATGACCCTACGGCGGCTTCCTCTAATAAGTTAATGTACTTAAGAAGCAGTACTTTGTATGGAAACAACCCTACTGACATAGCGGCTTTATTGGCTGCTGCATCATCAAATGCATTGACGGTAACGCCTAACACTTTAGGTTCACTGTTGTACACAGGCGATTTTATTATGCCTAACAACACCAATGAGTATCTGTATCTCATTTATGATTACAGGCTTGCCGAATCGGCTGACCTCTGCGCTGGGGCTAGCGCGGCCTCGGCTTGTTGTAGTTGCGGCGCTTTAACTACATTCTATTTAGACGCAGCTAATCTTTCTTTAGCTACGACCGTTTATTCAGATGAATCATTAAATACACCCGCTGCTAATCAGTTCTATTCTCAGTTAGTAAACGGAAACTCAATAGTTCGAGAGCAAGTAGCAGGACTTCTATCGCCTACCACTTCTTGTGCTTCGTGCAATAGAAAATGTACAGAACCCGAAGCTGTCCCAGCTCCAGCTAGTAGCGCTTTACGACCTAATACAGCCTATGACATTACTTATGACTTAGCGGCGGGAGTCGGAGTGGTCCCTATTCGTTTTACGCCAGGGGCCTCTACAGGTATATTTGTTACTTACGATAGTGTTACTACTAGCGTGTCTAGCGCTACAACTCTCACAGACGGAGGAAACCCTAATAGCTCTTATTTTGCTGGGCCGTATTACGGAGATGACACAACGTGCAATCCGAGCCCAGGTACTTCAGTGCGTCCTATTTACGAATGGGATGAAATAACAGCAGATTTTGTTAATAGCAATACCACTGAGTCGATTACCATACAAGCATCTGACCTTACGAGCTTGACTACTGGCGCCGCTGGAAGCTATGTGCTTTACGTTTCTAAAACTAGTGCGACACCCTCAACGATGGACGTACGTATTGTAAGCCCTTGTGCATCGGGCGTTCCTAACTGGTCGGTAGATGTTGATTGCCCTCGTATATTAACTGGGTTTGCTTCAAGTATTAAGTCTAATACTGATGTAAATATCTGCACCCTAGCTATTGATTCTACGCTTTATAATTTGCCTGTATTGACGCCTAATGCATTTGGTATCCCTGCCGTTCGCGACTGGGTGTTTAAAGACAACCTCGGTGAGGATGTAGCTGATGACGGATATTATAAACTAAGTGGAGGCGCCCTAGGTTGTACGTATATCAGGGTTGTAAATGGAGTTATAGTAACAAAAGTAAACTAATGGCTGAGACACTAACATATTCTCCTGACGTAAAGGGATGGCCTTCGTTCTACTCTTACATCCCCGAGTGGATGGCTGGTATGAACAACTACTTCTACTCTTTTAAGGGAGGCAATCTTTACAGGCATAATACCAATGAGGTGCGTAATCAGTACTACGGAGTAAATTACGCATCTCAGATGACGAGTATCTTCAACGACAACCCAACGGACAACAGTTTGTGGAAGACGATGGAGTTGGAGTCTGACCAAGCGTGGGAGATGGAGCTGGAGACGGACATCCAAAACGGGTACATCGATGAAGCGTGGTTTGAGAAGAAAGAGGCTGTGTTCTTTGCGTTCGTTCGCAACCCTGACGGAGAGAACGGAGAGCCTGCCTTAACCATCGACCCTTCGCAGTATGTCCTTCGTTCAGTCAATGGCATTGGCTCTAATACCACTGTGTCGGCTGGAGTCATAACCTTTGGTTTCTCTGTAAGCAGTATCTTATCTATTGGAGATATCTTGTATACGATTAACCCTACTAATCCAGGCGTACCTATTGTAGTCGGGCCTGTCACTGCGTTCTCAGCGGATAGGACTCAGGTCAACTTTACGCTGTCGGCAGGGGGTACGAATCCGCAAAACACTTGGTATATGATGGGCGTAAAGAACGCTCAGGCAGAATCCCACGGTGTACTCGGACACTATTGCAAGTTTATCGCGACCAACTCATCGACTACCGCTACGGAACTTTTCGTAGTAGAAAGCCAGATGATGAAATCGTATCCTTGATTCTAATTATCTTTGACTAAACATAAATCGTATGGCATTTGTAACAGCAGCACTACAGTTAGCTTCGGCGGGCGTAAGTACGTACCAAGCCA